TCCCAGAATAGATTTAACTCCAGCATTGATAGCCTTATTCTGGCAATAGGCAATAAGCTCAATCCATTCTTGAAAGGTGCTTATGATTTGGCTGCCGGAATTGCCACATCACTTGAGAAGGCAGCCGGAGGAGGAGGCGCAAAGAAGGCAACAGAAGACCAGCTTGCTGCCAGAAGGATTGAGACAGAACTTGCCAAAGAGGTGCTAAGACTTGACCAGCAGAGAGTCATTACTATCAATGCCTCAAACATTGAAGGAGTAAGGAGGCAGATTGCCAGAAATCAATTGATGGGCATGGAAGCCAGAATAGATGCTCAGATGGCTAAGATTGCTGATGCAAGAGTAGCTGCTGCTGGCACAATGAATAGCAGACTTCAAACTAATCTGACTAAGCAAGAGAAAGAGCTTGTGATACTTCAACAGATGGAAGAGCAGTATGCTAAGATTGCCGGAGTAATAGTGAACACTCCTCCTCCTCCGAAGCCTGTTGATCCTAAAGAGCTGAAGAAGGAATATGAAGAGAGGCTGAAGATGCTTGAGCTTCTAAAGCAACAGCGCATATTGATGGGTGAGCTTTACGGTGACCCATTGGCAAGGATTGGGGCAGAAAAAGCATTTCTTGAAGCCAAGCTCAAGCTCCAGAAGCAATATCAAAGCCTATTCACTGACATTGAGATTGGCAACACTAACCTGGAGCGACTGAATGCGGAAAAAGACTTCTATAAGCAGGCTAAAGAGCTGCGGATGGATAACTACAAGGATGCAGTAGAGACTGAGGAGAACTTGAGGAAAAGAAGGCTTCAGATAATGCAACAAGGCATTAAGGATAACAAGGAAGCCAATGACAGGATTGCAGCCAATAATGCCGAGATGCTACGAATCTACAACCGTGAGCAGGATGAGAAAGTAGCCATAATTCAGAAAGTGGCTGAAATCACTCAGACAATCTCAGATGCTGGCTTCAACATATATAGTCAAAGGCTAAATAATGAACTTACTCTGCTTAACCGTAGATTTGACAAGGAGATTGAGCTTGCTGATGGCAATGAACAGAAGATTGCTGAGATTGAGGCAAGGAAGGCAGAGAAGCAAAAGGAGATTCAATTAAAGCAATACAAGGCAGAACAGGCAGCAGCAGTAGCAAGGGTAATCTTTGAAACTGCATCAATGATTGCCAAGTGGTCTACAAATCCAATCACAGCTCCACTTGCTGCACTTAGCATAGCTGCTCAAGTTGCTCAGATTGGGGCTATTCTTGCTCAACCTGTTCCAGAATTTGCTGAAGGTACTAAGGGTGTGCCATTCAAAGGAGGAAAAGCAATAGTAGGTGAGCGAGGAGTAGAGAAAGTAGTGACTGAATCTGGCAAGGTCTACTTCACTCCACCGACTGCCACTCTGGTGGATCTGCCCAAGGGCGCACAAGTAGTGCCTAACCATGCATTGAGCAGGCAGGAGCTATTCCTGGCAAGCCACTACTCCAAGGGAGGCAGCAGTGCAAGCCCGGTGGTAGGCAAGCTTGATGAGCTTGGTAGCATTCTGCGAGGCCTGCCTATCACTCAGGTCAGCATGGATGAGAAGGGCTTTGAGAAGTTCATCAGGACTCCCAGAAGGACAACTAAGATTCTAAACAATAGGTTTAGGAGTGACTCATTGTAAGTAGTTATTTGGTTTAGATTGAACAGCGAAACAGCCTCTGCCTTGCAGGGGCTTTTTCTTTACCTTTGCATCCATGGCAGGCTGGAATTTTTATCTAAATGGAACGCAGGTTGAAGAACCTATTGGCTGGGATGCAATTGAGTTCACTGCGCTCAGAATGGAGTCTCACGGCATAGACCAGCCATTCAGCACTGAGATGCGCTTCTATGGCCTTGGAGCGCAGCTGATTAAGGCGCAGTATGACCTTTATTTCATCAATGCGGAGATAGCCATCGAAATCACTTCAGATGTAGGCTATGATGGAGGCACTTACTCCTTTGAGGGCTTTCTGAATCTGGCAATCTACCAGGAGCATAATGTCTGCGATACCGACAGCTGGGAGATAACCGTAGGCATCATTGATGACAACTTTCGTGAGAACTTTAAGGCAAGGACAGATGTAGAGATTGACCTCACAAGCGAGATAGACCTTAATGGCGATGCTATTGACCCACTTACGCAGAAGGAGATAAGGCTTCACAGGCAAGACCTCTACTTGCAAGCTAATGGCAAGAACTTAGCTGACAGCTCTACCTACACCTATAATGGGCCTCTTGGGCCTATTGCCCAGAGATTCGCAGTAGTGCCTACTTATTGGCAGCAGACTGACTTCAAGGACAACTATGGCCTGACCATAAATACCAATGCCATATTTGTCACCAGGGCAAACTATGAGACAACTCCGCTGCTCAAGAATAACCAGGCCATCACAAGGACATTCAGCTATGAGGTCAGCATTGACTTTGAGCTGACGAACAATGACACAGGAGGCAGCATTGAAATTGCTTTAGGCTTCTTTATACTAAATGGTAATGTATTTGTGAGCTTTGAGGAGCTTTACAGGGTAATCCTCACTCCTGGGCAGACCTTAGCTGTGAGCGACACTTACACCGGGTCTTTTAGCATTTCCTCTGGCTACACTGCCTCTCTATTCTTTACTCAAGACACATTCAGCACTGTGCTGACCGGAGTCAGTGTAAGCATAAGCAATGGCTACACCATCAATCTGAATGAGATTAACGCAGGCGAGTTTGCCAGCACTTGCAATGTGCTGACTATTGAGCAATGGCTGAGGAGAGCAATCTACATCATGACCGGAAGCAATGACAAGCTTCTGTCTGACTGCTTTTCTGAGGCTGATGATGGCTGTTATTGGAATAATGCCTTGACCAATGGGCTAAGGATTAGGCAGGCAGATAATCAAGAAAGCCTTGGCGCACTGAAGACAAGCTGGAAGAAGGTCTTTGATGACTTAGATAAGATATTTTGCCTTGGATGGGCTTTTGAATGGACAGGAACGGAATGGAAGATTAGGGTTGAACCAAGGGAGTATTTCTATCAGAACATCATCAGTGACACCTTTGAGAATGTCGGAGAAGTAGATCAGATGGCTAAGGTAGACCTGCTCAAGAATAGCATCACCTTGGGCTTTACTGAGACTTGGAAGAACATCCAGCTCTCTGGAGTCTTTGCCATCCACACTGACCGCAACTACTTTGTAGCCAACAGAGCAATGGCTGAGAACTCCTCAGCCAAACTTGACATTAGGTCAGGCATCATTGCAGAGGGCTATGCCATTGAGTTTAGCAGAAGGCTGTCAGGCATCAGCTTTGGAGGTGCTACATCAGACAGGCCTAATGACTATGAGACCTTCATCATCTGGCTGACAAGAGCAGAGGTTACTCTGGAGGTCATTGAAGGCACTTGCTTCAACCTGCCACAGGAGACAGGCACTGTGACCTTTGCGCCTGGCGAGCTGAGTATGCCTTCAAGCTTCATTGCCTTTAGCAGTCTTGCCTTGCAGAACATCTACAATGTTTGGCACACACCAGCGAGGGTAGCTCTCAGGTGGTGGAAGTACTTAGGCATGAATACCTACGGCTTGACTGACCCACAGCTTGCCTTCCAAGTTGGACAATATCAGACCAATTACTTCTCTCAGATTAATGACAGCACTGAACCTTGCCAGCAGTATCTGATTGACACTCCACTTTACGAGAATGTCTCACCGAGGCCTGATGTGCTGAGAACAGGCGAGAAGGAGTACTTATTCAAGCCTATTGCTGTTGAGTTTACTTACCCTCAAAGTCTATGCGATTTCTTAACTTTGTCGCAAGATGAGCAATACCGGAAAGTTAGACTCACCTCTGGCAGTTTGGACATTCAAGGCTTCATACAGGAGGCAACCAATCAGCCCGAAGATGCTTCCGGTGGTACTACTAAGTTTACACTCTTGATGGCTAAACAGCTTGCACCAACAGGCGCAGCATTTACTCAAGGGTTTGATGATGGCTATCAAAACGGAAACTAATGGCAAGCAACCTAAATAGAGCAGGACTAATCACAGAGAGCAGCACTCTCTTCCCAGACAATAACACGCAGGAAATTAGCCCACAAGACCTCAGAGATTGGATTGCCGATGGAGTCACAAGCTTTGTAACCCAGAAGGACAAAAGCACTCTGGAGAATGCCATCTATGAGAATGACAGCACTCCACTTGCAGCCGGAGCAACAGTAGACCTAAGCGCAGCGACAGGCAACTTTGTCCACATCACAGGCGCAGCTACTATCACAAGCTTTGGCACATTGACAGCAGGCGCAAGGTTTGTGCTTGTGTTTGATGGCATCTGCCTGCTCACTTACAATGCTACCAGCCTAATAATTCCAGGCAGTGCTAATAAGACAACTGCTGCCGGAGATGCCTGCCTGATAATCTCTGAGGGCAGTGGCAATTGGCGCATAGTAGGCTACTTTGCCATCAGTGGCAGTGGAGGAGGAGGAATCACTGCTCTAACCGGAGATGTAACTGCCTCCGGTACTGGATCAGTAGCTGCAACCATAGCCAATGGTGCAGTAGATATTCCAATGCTGTCAGCCACAGGCACACCATCTGGAACTACATTTCTAAGAGGTGATAATACTTGGGCTGCTCCAACAGGAGGTGGTAGTCCAGGAGGCCTTGATACTGAAATACAGTACAACAATGGAGGTGCTTTCGGTGGAGTCTCAGACTTAGTCTGGGATGATGGAACTAATACTTTGACCATTAAGAATCCAAGAATAGGCCAAAGCACAGGCAATGGGCATTTCCACATGCACACCATCAATGCCTCTGCTCCTTCCGGAGTGACTGACTATATCACTGTCTATGCTGACAAGTCACCTAAGCAGATAGGGGCAAGGTTTGAGACTGATGCCTTCACAAGTGCTATTCAATTCGGGGCAACAGCTGACAGGGTTTATAGCCTGCCAGATGCCACAGGCAATGTCCTTGTAGACACTGTGATTCCAAGTCTCAACAATGGTACAAGCGCAGGAGAGATAAGGCTTAAGGAGGCAACAGGAAGCGGTAGCAATTATGTTGCAATCAAAGCTCCTACAACATTAGCTGCTGACTACACTCTGACTCTTCCTGCTGATGATGGCGCATCTGCTCAAGTGCTTCAGACAGATGGCGCAGGTCTGCTATCTTGGGTTAATCAGACTCCTTCAGCAGGCATCAGCAGAATCAATGCTACAACAGCAGGAACTACCATTACCGGGACAACTGCTAAGACTAAGACTCTTTCGGTGCTTGTCCCTGCCAATACTTTCGGTGCAGGTACTATTCTTCAGATTTCAGCCTTTGGAATTAGAACTGCTGGAACTACTAATGGCACAATGCGCATAGAGGCTAATACTACAGATTCCGTTGGTGGAATAGTATTGGCTTCGTATGTTTATCTAAGTGTCGCAAGTACATCATGGTTTAAAATGTACAGAGAGTTAATCATCAGCAACTCTACTACTGACACTTCTGGCTTTCCTGGAGCGACCGGAGCAATTACTGATAACGCAGCAGTTGTTGCTGCAATAGCTTCAAATGTCATTGATTGGACAATCAATCAATACATAGTTGTAAGCATGCAGAACGGAAATATTGCTGATTCAACTTACTGCCGAGCAATTACAATCCTTCAGAAATAATGGAAGTACTAACATACACAGCAGGCATAGTAGGCTATCGTGGCGGAGAATATCCGTACATCACCTATTTGATTCAAGATGCTACATGGATCACGGTTGAATTGCAAAACACCAATGGTGTGATGTTCATCAGCCTTGAGGCAGGTAGCACCGAAATAAATGGAGTGCTACAAGAGACACAGCAACAAATGATAGACACATTCAATGCCTAATCCACACTCCTTTTACCGATTCCAGTCTGCATGGAATGCTGGCTTCTATCCTGACAATCAGATTACCAGCAACCTACTCAATGACCTTCATGTCGCAATTAGTGCTTGGCTGCCTGCTTATTGGCCTGGGCTTACTATCAGCCAACTTAAGGCAGGAGTAAGTCAGTTTATCCAGCCTTACAATGAGTTCCCGAACTTCGGTGAATTTGTACTGACACTGAATAAGATTGCAGACACTCCCAATTGGGAGTACACCATCAACATCTTCAATGCGGACTTAGCAGTTACTGACAGCTCTCAGATAGTGACTATCTCAGGCTTCTTCAACCCAACCACTCAGATAGTGGTAAGTGCAGCAGTGTACAGCTTTACAGTAGGTGCTTACTCTGGGTCATTCGATGCCTCGCCTATTCCGGTTGAGGGTGAAGTAGCTAATAGCTTGACAATTGCAGAGCAGTACGGCAGCGCAATGTTTCCGCTTACTTACCTATATAATCCAAGCACTAACATTGCCACAAGTGGTCTGGCGAGAGGCAAGAATTGGACAGTCAATACCAATGGTGATCCTACAAGGCTTCCTGTCAATAGCCAGCCTCTGCTGAATGCTAGGAGATTTACTCTGCCTGCGCTTACAGGTGATGAGAAGTTCATTGTGACCTTCCTTGAGAAGCTCATAAACAGCAGTCTGGTGGATGATAGCTACCTAAGCATTGAGGCTGACTACAACAGCTTCGTGATGCCTGATGGATGGAGTAAGAGCTGGGATTATGTCTCTGCCACTTATGACCGCATCCAAGTGAGCTGCACTGACAGTGATAGTGGCAATGTGTTTCTCATTGTCGGCAGGAATGATGCAGGCTGGCTTTGGCAAAGGTTTGTGCGCATTGGAGGCAGTACTCCTGCCTTTGACTTCTTAGGCTATTATTCAGACACTACTCCTCTGCCCTACAACAGCAGCAGCGCAAGTAGCTATCTGTATTTCGATGAGTACTATGAGTTTGACTTCTGCGACTTTACAGAGGGCTGCTATGTAAGCCCAGAGTTCTATGCGATGCCAGCAATACCTGGTGACACTTGGCAGTTTAATGTGCCGATGGAAGAGGCTAATCTCACAGGCCTCACTTCAGTCAATGTCGGCATATTTAAAGAGGATGGAGGCTTCCTTCATAAGATAGGCACAGCAAGCAAGGACTATGGCTGCTTTACTCAGATGTATGCATCAGCTACTATCCCAGCAGTGGCAACAGGCTGCTACCGATTAGGCCTCTATGCTGAACCTACTAACACTTGTGAGCTTGAGTTCTTCTATCTTGTGCCTAAAGATACCTACTTAGCTAATATTGCTTCTGGTGAGCTTAATTACCTTGGCGTTGGCATTTGGAATGACACAGACAGCAGCTGGGATTCAGTGTTTAATATTGCAATTCCAGAAGGTGGTTTAACTGAGGAGGAAGTAGTTGACTTTGCCAATACTATTCCAGGCATGACCTGTTTTGCTTCGGATGTAAATTATATTTCATTCACCTGGTCTATTACCGTTGATTGCGATGCTACCTACTACATGCAGTCATTCATTGGAGACATTGACAATAATGTCCTTGATAGCCTGTGGCAGACTGCCTCTCAGGAATGTGTTTGCCAAACTCAGCACTATCTCTACTCTCTTAGCAACATCATCAATGTTGATGCCTCTGACTGCTTCAGCACAATGCTGGAGTTTTGGGGCAACAATGACAGCATTGCTGAGGGCTTTGAATACATAGGTGATTGGAAGCAGAGAGTAAGGCTTGGAATCAATGGTGGAGGCGCAAAGCCAATCATTGAGGAGAATCTCTACAGGCAATCCAATGGAGTGCATAAGCGACCTCAAAACAAGCAGGATTTATCCTTAGATTTGCATACCGACTTTCTTGATGAAGCTACTCAGCTTGCGCTTGTTGATGCCACTCGACATCCGTACTTAGTTTGGTCAGGAAAGCCAATATTTGTGAAGGGGGATATTGAGGTAGCCACCACTCAGGATTTCACTACACAAAGCTCATTTGAAACTTTATCACAAGTAAAGTTCCAGGCACTCATTCAAGGCTTTCAGCCTAAAAACTCAAGTTGTTTAACTTGCTAATACTATGTCAATTTTCTCACTAACATGCCCCGATGTAGGGTGCTACCAGAATTACCTCTGCGACCCAGAGTTCCAGAATAAGATAGTTGGAGTGGCTTATGTGCGCAAATCAGCTGCACTTTCTGCTTCCGAAAAATCAACTGCTGAACTATGGATTGCAGCTTTGTATGACCGCTATCTCAATGGCGAAGCCTATCTCATCTTCAACACAAGCGGAGAGAAGCCTAAGCCTGACACTGCTACTGTTGCTGGCCGTGGTATGCAGAATACTAAGGCACTTGCAAAGACTCACACCTTGTCTTATCAAGACATGCAGGTGACTCAGAATAACATTAGTTTTTACAATGATATTCTTGCCTCTGCTCAGAACTTCGACTTTTACTACTTCACTCCAGGTCGAATCTGGGATGCCTCCGGGTACTATGTGACTGTCATCGGTGATCCTGTTATCACTGCTGACCTTAACACTTACCAGATGGCTGAGGTAACTGTCAATTGGGTTTCTAAGGTCAATCCATTGCCTTACACCTTTGACACTGATTCCTTCTTAGAAGGACTCTACTACATCATCGGTGCAACCTATGGCAGCAATACAGGCTTTACCTGGACTTCTGTCTGCACAGACCCACAGACTGCTGCTCTGACTGCTGTTCTGAATGTAGGCGCAATCTCTGGCGCACCTGCTCTTGTTTGGTCTATCGAAGAAGTGTCTGGCAGTGATGCCATCACTGAGATTGGTCTTGCAATTGATGCTGCCAGCGGAGAGGTTTCTTGGAATCCTAATGGTCAGATTGGAACTTACACCTTCATGGTGACAGTAACCAATGGCTTCGGATGTGTTTTCGGACAACAAGAGGTAACTATCACAGTAAGTTGCGACTAATAGAGTAAAATGGAAGAGTTAATCGGGGTATTACTATCAAAGCTACTCGATCGAAAAGTTCGAGAAGGCAAGCATGAGTACATTGAAACTGCTCGTGAGAAGGCCGAAGAATTGGAGTATCATTTTGAGAATGAATACCCCGAGCGACTCTTGCACACTCAGCATCCAAGTGAAGAGGCTTGGATGAAGGACTACCGGAAACGCAGATGGCAAGCACCTACTACCACTGCTACCGGGCGAGTCTACACCTTCCTGCAAAAGATTCAGCAGGCTGATGACTTTAAAATCACCTTTGAAAGTGAATATCAGAAGACAGGCATTGCAGAGCGCATAGGTCTCCAGGATAACACCTTAGCCTATTATGTGAGTAATGAGCTTCCAAGATTTGGCAACTTAGAGAATTGGCTTTTCAATGTCTTCCTCAAGACCTACCTAAAGGATGCCAATGCTATCTGTGTTGTGCTTCCAGACTATGAGGAGTTCATCAAGTCACCTCAGACAGTCACTCAATTAGATTGGTCTAAGCCTTACCCTCAGATTATCGAATCAGAAGATTTAATCTGGGAGGGCGAGGATTATGCCATCATCAAGGTTGAGGAATATGTAGACATTAACCGCAAGAAGTGGGATCAATTCCTGTGCTTTACTATGGAAGGCCTGATGCTCTTCCGGCAGGTGAATGCCTACACCTTCGACCAGCCTTTTCAAGTCTTTGTACTGCCCTATCAGTTCAGCTATCTGCCTGTTGTGAAGGTAGGTAATATCATTTACGAAGAAGAAGATGGTATGTTGGTTTATGATTCGGTGCTTGCTCCTTGCTTGCCAGCTTGGAATGAAGTGCTTTTCAGAACTGATGACCTAAACATATTATGGGCAATGCATGCGCTGCCTCAGAAGTGGGCATTGAAGATGTCACCTTGTAAGACCTGCAATGGCACAGGGCAGAGGACTAATCGCAAGGATGAGAGAGTAAGCTGCAATGACTGCTCAGGATCAGGTAGGGCTTCATCAAGTCCTTTCGGCCTGATGGAGATTAACATTGACCGGGTAAGTGCTGTCAATCCTAATCCACTTGTGCCTCCTGTGCCTCCGGCAGGCTACATTGAGAGACCAACAGACACAGTAAAGCTGTTCCAGGAGGACATTGTCCAGAAGGAGTTTCAAGGTTTCAAGGCAATTGGCCTTGAGCTATTAGGTCAGATACCTGCTGCTCAGTCAGGCATTGCAAAGGAGTATGATAGGAAGGAGCTTAACACATTCTGCTTCTCAGTGACTGTTCATCTGGCTACTATCTACAGAAAGGTCTGCGCTCACATCATGTTCCAAAGGTATAATGCGCTTTTTGCATCTTCCCTAATGGACAGCGACAAGGTGAAGGCAGCACTGCCTCAGATTACAGTGCCGACTGATTATGATATTATGACAGCCGACATGGTAGCAGAGCAGTTGAGTAAGGCTATGGCAGGCAAGTTCAATCCGCTAATTACAGCAGGCATTGAGCAGGACTATGTGGAGAAGCTCTATGGCGAGAATAGCATCCAAAAGACATACCTAAAGATACTTTCTCAGCTTGATCCACTGCCATTCAAGACCACAGATGAGAAGACAGTCCTGCTTGCCTCTAATGGCTGCACTCAGCTTGACTACATCCTATCTGCCAATCTCGCAGCCTTTGTAATGCAGAAAGTAGATGAGGATGCAAGATGGTATGATAAACCTGTGCAGATTCAAAGGGCAGATGTCTATGCCTTAGCAGCAGTTAAGTTAGCTCAGATTCAAGCAGGCATTGTGCCGATAATGCCAGAAGGCATCTGATATGACCGACAAGCAGCTTGAGTTAATCAAGAAGATACAAGAGCTTCAGATGGCTATTGAGAGGCGCATGGATGATGCGCTTCCAAAGGTCTTTGAGAAGCTATCGAATCAGGTGATTGACCTTGCTGGAAATCTTAGCCTTGATGCTAAAGACCGGGCTAAGGCCTTAAAGGAGATGATCCGGCTAAAGAAGGACATCTCAGATACCATTATCAATAATAGCCTCTACCAGGCGCAAGTAGCTGAAGTGGTCAAGGGCTTTGAGATGCTCTCAGAGCTGAGCAATGAATACATCAGCACCATCATTGATGACTTCAAGCCTAAGAAGGCACTCTATGAGGCAATCCTGGAGACCAACATAGCAACAACCAAGGATGCACTTCTTGGAGCAGGCATTAGAAACAACTTCAGCACAGCTATTCAAGAGGTGCTGAAGGACAACATAGCAGGCATAGGCAGCAGAGCGCAGCTCAATAAGACTCTGCGCAAGTTCATTGAGGGTGATGAATTAGAGAAGCCTTTTCTCAACCGATACATCAAGCAGACTACCAATGATGCAGTGATGACCTTTAATGCCGAATACATTCAGACTATTGCTGAAGACCTTGATGTAGAATACTACCTCTATGCCGGAACTATAATTGAAGACACAAGGAGCTTCTGCCAGGCAAGGACAGGTCGCTACTTCACAACAGATGAGGTCAAAGCTTGGGCTAATCTAAAAGGCTGGCAGGGGCGCATGGCTGGCACTAACAGCAGCACCATCTTCATCTATCGGGGAGGGTATAACTGCCGACATCAGCTATGGCCTGTCAGCCAAGAGCAGTATGAAGCTGCACAAGAGCGAGGCAGAGCAGGCATGCGCTAATAAGGCAACCTGTAACGATTCCTTACAAGTTGCTCAGACCAGCTGAGTGAACTGAGGCATCCTGATGTCAATCAGATAGGTGGCCTTAGAATTATATGCTACTCCTTCTCTGCTTGGGTTAGTGTGCAAGATGGCAGTCTCACAAAGCATGGTAAGGTCAGCTAAAGTAATTACATAGACTCCGTAGAGAGGTTCAATCTGAACTGTCAAGAATCTGCCTTCCATGCGCACAGCCTTCCAATCAACCCAATAGACAATGTCAATGTCCTTGTGAATGCGATTGTATCTCTCCTTGTCTTTAGTGGTGAAGGTGACTAAGAAACGAGGGTCTAAGTTGTACTTTTTATGTGCAATAAAAAGAGGAGTATTTAAGGTCTTTAGATCAGCCTTTTTCCTCTTATAGATATCAACCATATCAACAGCTATTGGACTGTTGTGCTTCTCTGGGTTTAGGATGTATCCAAGGTCTTTTCCGTGCTTTTCGAGGAATTGAGCTTCCAGACTGTTGCCTGTTTCATACCATGTCGCTCTATCATTATGGTCATGACTTATTATAGGGTTATTAAACCTATCAAATAACTTGAAATCAGTCATTAACTTGCACAAATGTTTCACAAAAATGGCAGATAAAAAGACTAAAACCAAGGGAGGCGCAGTTGCTCAGAAGGTTACCTTTGGCAAGCGCAGAGAGGGCAAGCACCGAAAGGCCAGCAGGCCTAAAGATAGCAACCAGAAGAAGTACATCGGGCAGGGCAGATAGTGTAAAGTGATTAGCTAATTAAGTGTAAAATGGCAGAGAAGAAGTTTAAAGCTAAAGTCGGAGGCAAGACTGTCAAGTTTGGGGCAAAAGGCTACTCAATAGCACCAGGCACTCCGAAAGGTGATAACTACTGCGCCAGAAGCAGTGGCATAAAGAAGTGCGCAAAGCCTCCTTGCGCTAATGACCTCAGCAGGCAAGCCTGGGGCTGTGTTGGCAAGAAGTCGGTAAAGAGCGCAGCTAAGAAATTTAAGAGAGCTTAACTATCTTTACACCATGACACTTAAGCACTTCAAGCTGGCTGAGTTTGACTCTCCTGATGCTCCCGGTAGTGGAGCTAAAATGAAGCCGGAGTTCCTCCAGAGGCTGGACAATGCTCGCTCAGTAGCAGCAATTCCTTTTGCAATAAACTCTGGCTACCGGACTGATGCTCACAACAAGAAGGTAGGTGGAGTAAATGAGTCAAGTCATACACAGGGATGGGCAGCAGACATTCATTGCACTGATGGAAGCAATAGGTTTACCATCATCAATGCTCTGCTCAAGTCCGGCATCAATCGAATAGGAGTCTATCCTACATTCATTCACGCAGATTGCGATCCTACAAAGCCTGCCCAGGTCATTTGGGTAAAGTAAAATGCATCCAGAATTAAAGGAGGAATTGATTAAGCTAATGCATGACACTCCAGCCTATGGAGCAATTATACTGACTAAACTCAGTAACCCAGATGTAACTGTCTTCAGTGACTTTGAAGGCTGGGTGTATGCGCATGGCTGGTTTTGGCTGCTTATGTATCGCTTTGGAGTCATCATCTATGACATTGACAAGAAGCTATCTGCTCCTGTAATTGACCTGATTGATGGAAAAGTAAAATACATGTCTGGCTATCAGAAGATTCTCATTGAAATTAAAAAGCTACTTAAATGACAATCAGCAAGGAAGGCGCATTGATACTGATTGCTCTGGCAGTCTACATAGGTGGTGACATTTACTCAACCAGATTAGCTCACAAGAAGATTGAAAAGCACATCGAAGAAAGCGAGCAGTGGGCAGCAGGAGCAGTTTACAAGCTCGCATTTATGGAGAGTGAACTTGATAGCCTTCGCTTACAGAGTAAGGCATTGGCTAAGACTGCTATTTATCTTGATTCATGTCAGCAGAACAAGGCACAAAAAGCAGACAGGGCAGAGAGAAGGGGCAAATTCGTGGGAGGGCTGCTGAAGGGTCTCTTCCCAGGTCTTTGAGTGCCAACCTCTACTCTAAGCGCATGCAGGTCTATGCCTACACCTGCGCTACTGTTGTGCTTGTAGGCCTGCTAATTGGAGTTGGATGGCTGTATAAGATTGAAAAGGTCAGTCAATCGGATTCGGTGCTGATGTTTATACTTGGTCAAGTCCTTGGGGCTTGGGTAGCCTTAACCAACAAGATTTTCCGCATCACTGCGCCAATGATTGGCAATGCCGATAATCATTAACTTTGTAAAATGAATTGCCTGCAAGACTACATAGGTTTAAAAGGATGCACTACTGATGCTCCTGTTTCCGGCCTCTACATCAATGACTATCCTGGAATGTCATCTGAGCTTCTTGATAAGATTGCCACACCGGAGCAGGCCTCTTATGTCGGCATGTGGAACTCAGCGCAGGCAGTTAGTTATGTCCGCATTAAGCGAGACATCCAAGCTGCTCTATTCACATCAGCAGAGGCGCAGTTAGACCAGGTGCTATTTCAGACTCGCAAGAACTTTGTGCAGCAGTGGCAGCAGGTTGAGACAGTTCCAGCAGAGGCAATTCTAAAAGGAACATTCGTGAGCATTCAAGGCAGTAAGTATCTAAGCCTAAGAGTTAAGCAGATATTCATATTTAATGCTGGCGCACCTGTCGCTGGTGTGCCTTGGTATATTTATCAAACTCAGGATGGCAAGGTGCTTGATAGTGGCACTGCTGACCTTGTTGAGGGCATGAATTATATTCCTGTCAATAATCAGTTCTTCTCTGACTTCGACAAGCTCAACATCATGGTAGCAGTAGACTGCACCAACCTGCCTACATCAACCGGTATGTTCAGTGACTATGGCTGGCAACAGATGGACTTAGAGTGCGCTTCCAGATTCAGCTACCTTTGGCGCAATGGCTGGAGCATCTTCCCGGTTACTGCTCCACTTGGCTATGGATTCGGAGATAGCTGGAGTCAGGACAATAGCCAATCAGGTGTCTATATGGATGCACAGTTGCTCTGCTCTTTGGATAGCTTCATATGCGGTCAGAGGGAGTTCCTGCTTGATGCCTGGGCGAATCTGCTTTGCTATCAAATCCTTTGGCAAAAGGTAGCCTCAGCGAGGGCTAACTACTTCGCTCAAGGCAATAGAGAGTTTACTGAGAGAGCAATGGCTACCTTCTTGGATGGCTACAACCAAAGCTTGGCTATCTGGGCGAGGCAGCTGAATCTAAGAGGAGAAGGACTGTGCTTCAACTGCGATAACGCAGGCCTAATCCAGCAGGGCTTTGTGAGGCCATAGATTGCACTTATTCACGGCAATTAGTGTGAATTGCCTACACTTTTTGCAAGGGTAAAAATGTCGGGAATGCCTTTTAGTGTCTGGAATGTGTCGGGAAAGAAGTTAAATCTGGCAGACACATCCTTCTCCTGCATCTGAGAAATCAATGCTCATAGTAGAAGGCTGATTAGCAATAGCAACAAAGTCAGCAATTGACTTCCTGCTTCTAAAAGATGTATTGCCATATTGGTCTTCCATCTTTTGCCACCACTCAACAAACCTTGTCCCACTGCGGATAACTTCTACCAAATTCTTATCTGACTTTTTCCAGCATAATTCGCAGTTTCCAAGTTTAGAATTGATGCCAAGTTGAAATGACTGCTTATTCCACCAAGCATTAAGTTCAAGAAGGCCTATAGGTTCATCAAAGTCAGTAAGCAAAGGAAATATTCTTGCCTTATCTTCTTTAATCTCAGGCCAAGAGATGCGTTTAGGCATATCTTCTTTGCGGAAACCGATGGCCTTTAAATAATTATTCTTGCCAAAAATATCCTTTGCAAAAGCCTCGCAAGGCATTGTTTTCATATAAGGACTGCAATAAGGAGCATTTGAATTAGGCAAACCTGAATATTCTCCCTTATTTATATGCATTACTGCCCCTTCAAATGGGATTGCATTCATATTTAGTGATTGCCAATCAACAATTTTATATCCAACGGCCACACGCATCACATTTGAATAAGTTCCTTCAATTAAGGTTAACGGAATCCCCCAAACAGACTGGATGTTTCTAAGAAACTCAATAGTCTCTGGCCTCTCCATGCCTGTATTGGCAAAGACATAGGCTTTATTATAGTCTTTATACTTTTCACTTGTGTGAATGTGGTAGGCCATCATTGCTGATGACCTGCCTCCAGAAACTGTTACTAATAGGTTTTTCATTGTAGTCAGGGCAGGACTCGAACCTGCAATTCTATAATAAGTTTTAGGGTACTAACTTTTGAATATTATGTCTTCCCCATCTTATGTGCGTCTACCAATTTCGCCACCTGACTATTTATTTTTATTATCTACTTTCCGGTTGTACAGGCTAATCAATGCCCTCAGAGATGGAGGCATTTCTCTATCTCCCTATTCAAATACCACTGTGCTTTCTTCAAGTCCTCGAGCTTATTGCCTTTCTTGCCTGCTCTGCTGATGTACTTGACAACATTGCCAAGGCAGAAGCCAAGCTGCCAGGCTTCAATGACCTTGATTGCCTCATAGGTGCTATCTGATCCACCATAATGCTGAGGGTGATTGATTGCCTCCGGCTTCTTCTGCTCCGGCAGGCTGTTTAAGTAGCTGCTAATAATGTCGCTCATAAGGGGTAATAATAAACTGGTTTAGGATTGTTGGAATCTGTCATTGATTTGCTTTTAACATCATTTAAGTCACGGTATAGATTGCCATTGTGATACCAACCAACATGCCGAGGTCTGCTCCTCATGTTAATTAGTTCAGCCTTTATCAGCACATCATTGACATCTACCTTGCCTTCATTGGCTATGATGAAGTCTATCAGCTCTTCTATTGGTGATTGCTTAATCATGCTACTTGTAGAAGTCATGGGTGTCAAAGTCGCAATATACTTTCACCAGATGCCGGACATCACTGCCAAGCTTCTCAGCCATTGCGCAGGCATCTTGCAGCTCAATGCCTTCAGCCTTCTGAAGCTCATACATGCGCTCCATTGCACAGGCCATGAATAGCTTTATTGAAGCTCTGAAGCCTGCCTCAGTGAAGCCTGGAGGATTGCCCTTGTGATATTCATAATCCCACAGGTTAGCCTCCAGATGCTCCAACACATAGCTGATGCGCTCTCCAATTAAATCACTCTGTATGCTCATCTTTTTGATTCATTTTCTCAGCTATAAACTTAATATACTTTAGGCTTGCAATGCATCCGGTGTAATAATACTGACTCCGTGGCAATGTAGATTCCTGCTTTTGCATCCACTGCTTCTGCTTGATCTCACGGTCAATGATGACCAGCAACTGCTCCAATTGTGTCATTGGATTAGTTCAGTTAAGTTGATGCCATATTCCAGAAGGCAGTCATAGAAGGCCTGTGAGACTACTCTCTCATCTAAGTGCTTTCCATCTTCGCTCTCATCGCAGATGCGGTCAAGCCTCTGCTGAAACTCCCAGAGGCAGAGTGCTAAGTCAAGTGACTTCAGACAGCGCAAGTGCGCCAGCTGGTCATCTTGTTTCTCAAGGTCAAAAATTAGTCTTGCTTTCATCTTTGTTGCTTTTTAGTTGAGTCGAAATCACCAATATGCTTAACAAAGCCCCGGCATAGAGTAGCTCCTCTAAAGCCTGCCTCATAATACTTCTTATTGAAGTCTATCTCTGACTGAATGTGATTCTTGGAATCCCACTTACAGAAGGAATCAAACCTGCCCATTGCCTGATAATCTGATAGCCTGCGAAGGCCAGGATTCCAAGTCATGCCATGCCACTGCCTCCGGTAATTAGTAGCCATGTCTTGGAAGCGCACATCATTGATGGTCTTCCTGACACCAGAAAGCACCGGATGCCCATTGCGGTCAGAAGGATGCCTAAGCCAGACAGTGTAGATGCTTTTGTCATGCTCAAGGACTGCTTTAGAGTCGGCAATAAAGCCTGTCTGGTAAAACTCCCAATCATCCTCGCAGTGGAATATGTAAGGAGTCTTCACTGCCTTATAGACTCTATCAATAGCAGTCACCTGCCCAGCATGACTGCCAAATAGAATCTTAGGTGTGAGTTTCCAATGTAGGTATAAGAATCTCTCTAAGTCTCTATGAATGGCAGCAGGGATGTCTCCTCTGTCTTCGTGAATGAAGAAGTCAGCAGGAGGGCTTCCATCCCAATAAGATACAAGACTGCTTATAGTTTTCTCAAGTAGCTTCCACCTGCCTGCTGATGTGAGGCAGATAGTGATATCGCTGTTATCCTTTAACATAGGTAATAAGTTTAATGAGTAGAAGGCCAACCAGAAGAGCATAGACTGCCCAGAAGAAGGCATTGGCTAAGGCTGATTTCAGCCAGCGATTCACTCCTCTGTTGAACATAGTGGTAAGAAGTAAGAGTCATCACATAGGACTAACTGAGTGCCTTCCTGGAAGGTCTTGCGCTCTCGCTCATTCCAAGCCTCCATCTGAAGCTCATATTGGAAGCCACTAAGCTCCACTCCATAAATCATGAAGTGAATGTCACCATGCTGCCTGTAGTAGCTGATGTGGTAGCTTGTCCTGCCATTGCCAGCAGGGAGGTGATAGAGACAAAGCTTGCCTCCCCATTTTAGGATGGCTTCTTGTAGGTCTCTAATGTCTGTGGTGTGAATGTCTACGCAGAGCTGATTCCACTCATTGACTCTGACTCTTGCCTTTTCTGTGTTCATAATTATTGGTTAGATTTGTTTGCAATAGTAAGCAGTGGAAATTTAACTGCAAAAATATTTTAGAAAAAAGATTATGCCTGTCTATGACTCCACTTCTGCCTTCTTGAGGCAACAGCTCAAGAACTTTAAAGAGGCATCCAAGGCTGACAAGGTGCTGAGGGCAGCTGCTCTTTATGCTGCTCCGGCAGTGCAGTCCAGAGTTCAGCAGGATGGTGAGAAGAGTGATGGCAGTCAGATAGGCCAATATGGGCAGAGAGTGATTCCTGCTGCCTTTGGTAAGGCACAATCCTTTGGAAGTAAGAAGCGACTTGCCACTTTGAGTAGCACTGATAGCTACAAGCAGTTGCGCCAGAAGTTAGGCCTGCAAACTGCTTATATTGACTTCACCTTCTCCGGTGACATGTGGAAGAGCTGGAGGCCTGTGCCTATCTCTGACACTGCCTATGGTGTGACCTTCGTTTCACCGGAGCAGCTTAAGATTGCTAATTCATTGGAAAGCCGTTTCGGAGTTACCTTTGAACTTAGCAAGGAAGAGCTTGATCAATCACTTAAAACTATCAACAGACTTGCTACCCAATACCTGAGCAGATGACAGTCACTAAGGTCAATGTGGAGAGCGCAATTAAGAATCTATGCGCTAATCTGGAAGCTACCTACACAGGCCAGCTGTTGCTAAACTATGGCGAGGCAGTGGAGAGCATTGTCGAAGGATCAGCAGGCAACTATGTCACCAAGGATGGGCAAACCTATTGCGCAGTCAATGACACTTATCCTCTGGTGCTGTTCCTGGTGAGAGAGTCGGCATCAGTAGAAGCTACTCCGGCAGGAGGCAGAGCAAGTAGCCTGCTTCGCACTGTCAATTTTAAGTTAGTGGCAAACAGCAAGTTTGAAAATGGCGAGTT